ACTTCTTAGCTGGTCTTGCTATACCTGAGCACTTTAAGTATTTCTTTCCAGCAGTTTTTATAACTGTATGGCTTTGGCTTATCGATTGGGTATCTAAACCTAGATCATTTCCTAAGCTCGCTCTCGGACTTCCACGTGGTTTCGGAAAAACTACAGTCATAAAACTTTTCATTCTCTTTTGCATCATCTTCACTCGTAAAAAATTCATTCTCATTATTTCTGCTTCTGCGGACTTAGCAGAGAACATACTTGCAGACGTTGCAGATATGTTAGATAATGATAACATTAAAAAAGTATTTGGTGATTGGCGCTTGGGTATGGAAAAGGATACTCAAGCATTGAAAAAATTTGGTTTTCGCGGTAGAAACATTATACTTCGGGCCGCTGGTGCTGGTACTTCCATTCGTGGTATTGTCTTAAAAAATGAGCGCCCTGATGTAATGATTTTTGAAGACATTCAAACACGAGAACAAGCAGATTCGCAGATAGAGTCAGAAAAATTAGAAAAATGGATGATTGGTACTGCGATGAAAACCAAATCTCCATTTGGTTGTCTCTATATCTTCGTCGCAAATATGTATCCTACACGATGGTCAATACTCAGGAAACTTAAACAGAATCCCGAGTGGACTAAATTCATTGTTGGAGGCATTCTTAATGACGGTACTTCTCTTTGGGAAGAGCTTCACCCAATAGAACAACTCTTAAATGAGTTTGAAAATGATCTCCAAAGTGGTCATCCAGAGATTTTTTACTCAGAAGTTCTTAATGATGAGAATGCCTCAGTAAACAATCTTGTAGATCTTTCTAAATTACCTCTCTATCCTTTCAAAGATGGAGATATTTCAGGTGGTAACTTCATAGTAATAGATCCAGCAGTAGGAAAAACAGGTGGAGATGCTGTTTCTGTTGGATATTTCGAAGTTTTTGATGGTATTCCAGTAGCAATGGAGCTTTATGAGGATCGCTACTCTCCTGGAGAAACCATTAAAACAGCTCTTGACATATGTTTTCGTAAAAACTGTCGTCTTATTGCCATTGAATCTAATGCATATCAAGCAACACTTTGTTATTGGTTCAGATTCATATGTATACAACTAGGAATTGAAGGAATTGAGGCTGTAGAGGTATTTTCAGGTTCTTTCTCTAAGAATTCACGTATTATGGAGATGTTTAAATCGTGGCTCAAGGGTGAATTGTATGTGCATCCAATGTATTTTGCAATGGTAGCGCTACAAGTTACACAATTTAATCCTCTTAAGCGTGATAATGCAGATGGACTCTTAGATGTTTTAACATATGCTCCTAAAGTCCTCATTGAACACTCTGAATTTATTGTTTCTCAGTCTCTCATTATAGAGCAAGAAATTGGTGCTATTCGTCCTGCTGATGTGCTAGAAAATTGTGCTTTCTGAGGTAAAAATGATTCCACTGTTACGTCGTAGTATCGCAGAAATCTTGCAACAAACATCGCAGCCAGTAGGTGCTGAAACGATGATGCAAGTATATACTCCTCCTCCGTATACAGAAGTTCCTGATGTTCCTGTAACTCAGAATTCAATAGTTCCTCCTGTGAATAAGTCAGCAGTAATGACTGATTATGTGACAGGAGCACGACCAGTACAGCAATCTCCGAAAGTAGGAGAGTCTTCTGGGATGGTTCCTGGTGCACAACCAGTACAACGAACTCCAGCTGTTGGTGAAAGAAAGAAACGTAGATTTCCAACTCTTATTAAAACTGCGCCTGTAGCTTGAGGAGAATGTGATGGATGGTGTGATGGATTCTGCGAAACAAAAAGCACAAGAAGTTCTTGATTTCATGGAGATGTCTGTAAAAGGTGTTTATTATGATACTCAAGCAGAACGTCTTGGTCTTGATCCTAAGAATCCTGGATCTGTGAAAGAGATTGATAAGAGACTTAAAGCATTGCAAGATCTCTCTGTGGAAGATTATATGGCAGTGACAGCTCCTCCTGGAACTGGCGGTATTGGTTCTCTTGGTGTGAATGCAGTAAAGAAAAGGAATCAAGAAAAAGCACTGCAAGATCTTCTTGACCATTACACACGTAAATTCACTGATACCGCCAAAAAGTAATGGCAACTACAATTCCATTTCTTGTACATAGGAAGTCTCAAGAAGGACTCCTACAGTACTTCGGTCAGTGTACTAATCAGATGAATGAGCAGTATAGAATTCGTCAGATTATGGAAGCTATTGATAAACAATATTTGCGTGAAGTAGATTTTACTAAAGAACAAATTCGCGCAAAACAGAAAAATTTGTATCAATATGATCCCACTAAGTTTCAGAATGTAATTGTTCCTATTGTAATGCCACAAGTGGAAGCAGCTGTGGCATATCAAGCTTCAGTATTTCTTACTGGAGTTCCCATTTTTGGTGTAATTTCTACACCTGCTTTCATCAATGCTGCTAGACAGATGGAAGCTATCATTCTAGATCAATCTATTAAAGGTGGGTGGGTTCGTAATTTCTTACTTGCTTTTCATGATGGAGCTAAATATAATCTTTTTGCTCTTGAGTGCGATTGGTGTGTAAATACTACTCCTGCTGTGGAGACACAACTTGGACAAGAAGGAAAAGCAAGAACAGTGGTTTGGGAAGGTAATAGGATTAGGCGTCGCGATCCCTATAATATTATCTTTGATACTCGTTATGTGCCAGCAGAAATGCACACTCGTGGTGAATTCGCTGGTTATGTTGAGCTATATTCTAGAGCAGAATTAAAACAATACATTGAATCTACAGCTAATAAACAGATTCAAAATGTGCTTCCAGCATTAGAATCGCAGTATGGAGGAGGACAACTTAACTCCTCATACTCCTCTTACTACATTCCAACTCTTAATCCTGAAGCTCTTGTAGCCTCTGATTCCTACTTAAAAACTACAAACTGGATGGCATGGGCAGGATTGATTGCAGAAGGAAGTGCATCTAAAATCAATTATTCCAATATTTATGAGAAAGCTACAATCTATGCTCGTATCATTCCATCTGACTTTGGAATGCGAGTACCACAGCCGAATACTCCACAAATTTGGAAATTAGTTTTTATCAATCGTCAAGTTTTAATTGTAGCAGAACGACAAACGAATGCTCACAATTTCCTTCCAATGATTTTTGGACAACCTAATGAACACGGATTAGGTTATCAAGATAAAAGTGTAGCGCATAATGCAATTTCATTCCAAAACGTAGCTTCTACTCTTATCAATGCGAATGTTGCAGCTCGTAGACGTGCAGTTTCTGATCGTGGTTTATATGATCCATCACGAGTAGCTAAAGCAGATATAGATTCTGATAATCCAGCTGCAAAAATTCCAGTGCGTCCATCTGCATATGGTAAACCAGTTTCAGAGGCATATTACCCAGTTCCATTTCGTGATGATCAATCTGCAAACAATACATCAGAAATGCAGATGGTAATGGGATTAGCTGATATCGCCAATGGACAAAATAGAGCGAAACAAGGACAGTTTACTAAAGGGAATAGAACTAAGTTTGAATTCCAAGATATCATGGGTAATGCAAATGCTCGTGATCAAATGACTGCGATGTTGATTGAAGATCAAACAATGACTCCGGTTAAGGAGATAGTTAAAACTAATATTCTTCAATATCAACCTCAGTCAGTTCTTCTTGATAAGAGTAGAAAACAACTTGTAGAAATAGATCCAGTTGCTTTGAGAAAAGCTGTGATGGAATTCAAAGTTTCTGATGGTCTTGTTCCTGCTGAGAAACTTATAAGTGGTGAGGAATTTGGAGTTGCATTGCAAGTATTTGGAAGTAATCCACAGATTGGAGCTTCTTACAATGTAGGTCCATTATTCTCTTATCTTATGAAAACTCGTGGTGCTGATCTTGAACCATTTGAGAAGCCACCAGAACAAATTGCATATGAATCTGCAGTAGCTGCATGGCAGAACACTGTAATGCAGCTATTTAAACAGAACCCAGAGATTCAACAGAATCAATTGCCTCCACAACCGTTACCAGAACAGTATGGATATAATCCTGCTGCACAACAAGAGATGATGGAAAATGGCAACGCCTAAACTTACTCGTTTCTTTGCTTGGGAACTTTCTACTCAAGAAGAGAAAGATGGTTCTATTTTCACAGATTTACAATTCAAAAGACTTC